ATCTTGAGCAGCTTCGAAGGTCCAGCGAGCTGAGAGCTTACGGCTCTTTGCTTCAACTGTTTGCTTCAAGATTTGGATGCTCATACGCTTACCAGCTTGACCTTCAAGAGTAGCAGTGTTGTTAGCAGTGCGCTCGTTGTAGGTAGCAGCTGAACCAGCAGCAGAGTAACCTTCTGCAATCTTGAATGGGCTTAGTGCTTCTTCGCCAGCAGTTACACCAGTTCCACTGCTTGCCATGTTATCTGCATAGCGTACACGTAGAGTATGGATTTGTGCTACTGGACCAGTCATCGGCTGAACGCCGACTAGTTCGTTAGCAATAACAGTTGGCATAACACGTCTGATTACTGGAAGAATCACACGGTTTAGGGTTGCGATGTTACCAGCAGAAGTTGCGCCAGCAGTTGCACTTTCTGAAAGATACTTACGAGTATTTTCAAGTGTCGCTGCCATTACTGATTTACGGTTACCTTGTAGACCTTCGAGCAGGGCGGTTTTTGTCTCCTGCCAGCGACTTTCTAATAGTTCTGACATTTTTATCTCCTTACTTAATTCCTGCAAGACGTTTAATATCTACTACGTTGGTGTCTGCAGATGTCATTTTGTTTGTTTCACGGTTGCCTGTGATTTCTTTGCCTTCAGTGATTACTGCCTTTGTTTTCTTTGGTGCCTTAACGCCGTCGATTACTGCTGGCAAGTATTTTTCAAACGAAGTACGAAGTCTATTAGTTTGAACACTTTCTAACAAATCTTTCATAATTTCACGCTGATCAGCTGCTAATGGGCTAATCAATTCGTTCATTATTTCAGTTCGTTGAGCAGATTCAACAAGACGTTGTTTTTCAACTTCTTTTGATTCTACTAACTTGATTGCTTTTGCAGCATGTGCTTTTGCTTCGTGTAGTTGCTTATCTTTAATAGCAAGTACTTTAAGAAGCTTTGAAGTTTCTGCTCTCTCATTTAGATGAGAAACCATATACTCGTTTGCAAATGCTTCAAAGATTTTACGACCAAAGTCGTTTTTACGTGCAAGATCGATATCTTCTTTGAGTTGTAGAATTTCTTTTTTCAAATGCTTTTCTACAGTTTCAGATATCAACTCAGCACTACGTTCAATGAATTTTTGTCTTGCTTCATTGAAGCGGGCTTTAGCTTCTTTAACCAATTTTACTTTGGTCTCTGCTAAATCTTTCTTATCTTCATAAAACTCTGCAAGTTCAGTTGACAATGACTCAACTACAAACTCTTCAAGTTTAGCAAAATTTTCTGCCATTCTTGCTTTGTCTGCACGAAGTTCTTTAATTTCTTGTGTAAGCTGATTAACTACAAAACCTTTTAGTAGTTCTGCGTTTTCTCTCATAGCTATTGTATATCTAGCTTTTGCTTCAGCAAGTTCTTTACGATCTTCATTGAATTCAGCAATTTCTTCTGCTAGACGCTCAGCAAGCAAAGTGTCAATAGCTTCAACCATTGTTTGCTTGTCATGCTCATATTTTTGAGCAAATTCTTCGCGAAGTTCAGAAGTAGCAGCAATACGATTTTCTCGTACTTTTGCTTCCCATGCTTCTTCAATTTGAGCCCTGACCTCGTTCGAAACTACATCATTTTCAAAGAGTGTTTTCAGTGCATCTATCATATTTTTTCTCCTATGTTATTGGAGTTTGTTGATTATATTAATCAACGATTCCTTTAGATACTTTTGTGCCTTGGTGTCATGTTTAGTTGCCTGTGCTAATTCATATGCCTTGAACCCGCCACGAGCGTTCATTATATGTTCGTATATAGGTGTAGGATATGCGCCTGGGGCACTGGGCTGTGCCACAATGTCCACAGTTATTATTTCAAAATCACTTACAGTTCCAGATCCATCTTCCATGACGTTACCTGAACCTCGCGATGAGACTCCTAGTTTAACTCCGCTTTCCAGCATTGTTTTAACTAGTTGTCCCATCGGTGTAGGTATTATTTTTAGTTTTCCATAACCGTTTGGGCCATCCATCCACATTTCTGTAATCATATGACTCACACGATCAAGATTTATAGTAAGTCCATCTGGATGATCCACTTCGCCAAGAACACTGTATCCTCCAACAATTTGATCGTTGAGGGTTCTGACAGCCCTACCAATTTCATTTACAGGATATACACGCTGATTTGCATTTCGCACACCACCTTGTATACATATGCCTTTCATGTAAAGGTTTTTACCTTCATCGGCAGACTCAACAACCATTTTTGCTTGGTCGTACGTTAAATTCTCGCGCAAGAGTTTCATTAGCTGTTCCTACCTTTGCCTTACTTCGCCCTCTTTGGAGCTCCGTTTAGCATGCTTCCTGCACTTTTATCTGCAGTCTCACCTGCGCCTTTTTTCTCAGCGCCGTGGCCTTTAGCAACTGAACTTAACTTAGTTGCAGTCTTTGATCCAGGAACGTTAACGTTCTTGGTATTCATATTTTGTGGACTTTGTTTAATTAGGCTTGAGCCTTTAATTTGTCCTTTGTTTGCTTCTGTACCTTGCTCAGTATCAGTGCGTAGAATATTTGCGGTAGTTCCGCCCATGTCGTTTTTACTAGCTACGATTGACTTGGTGTTGGTTCCGTTGTCGCCCATTTTTCCAAACTGGTTATATTGTGCGCCGCCAATCTTTTCAACGTATTCACGCATTTCTTCACCTGCAGTTTTTTTAGCAGGCTTCTTTTCGTCTTTCTTTTCGTCTTTCTTCATTGGCTTTTTTGCTTCGTAAGTAAAGGCTTCTTTTGAAGGCATTTCTTCATCATCTTCGCCTTCTTCATCGCCGAAGTCCATATCGCCTTCATCATCTTCGCCTTCTTCGTCGCCGAATTCCATTTCGTCTTCTTCGCCTTCATTGTCGCCCATCATAGCTTCAAATTCTGCTTTTAGTTCTTCAAAAGCATCTTCAAGGTCCATAATTCTTGACTCAACATCGTCGTCGCCTTCTGCGCCGTCCATGTCATCCATGCCCATATCGTCGTCGCCCATGTCCATGCCGTCAGCATCAACATCATTTTCTAGATCGTCGGTTGCATCGCCACCCATAAATTCTGGCATGACTTGGAATTCGTCCAAGTCAAATCCTTCTTCAAGATCATCATCAGATTCATCTAGATCATCTTCATCAGCTTCGTCGATTTCGTCATCTTCATCATCTTCGTTTGCTGCTTCTTCAACTTCGTCTTCCTCTTCTTCTTCATCAAGAAGTGACTCGTATATTTCTCTTGACTTTTCAACAACGATTTCGTGGAAAAGTTCTTCGGCTGCTTCCTTGTTTTCGTTAACTAACAATTCAAGCATCTTTTCAAATTTAGATCTATCTGCCATCATATTCTCCTGTGATTAAAGTACGGCTGTCATAGTGTATTTACATGCGTTTTAAAAAAGTATACAAAAAAGGTCTCAAAAGAGACCTTTTATAAATCTTATTTATTAAATTCCTGCATTTGCTACCATATTAGCTGTATTTCCATACATTTGTTTTATAAATTCAATTTCTTTATCTTTTTCTTTATTATGGAAATCGCTTGCTTTTCTAATTCTATTTATTTGTCCTAACGTCAACCGTGTTTTTCTAGTATCCGAAAACTTAACGGATGTTTGATCATTGTCAGAAGAATAGCTGTCATCTTCTGTTTTTTCTAAGGTATTTTTATCAAAATAAAATAATTCTCTCAGTATCATATTGATATTTACCTTATATTGTAGTTTGTGTAGGAGTTGCTGGAGGTTGTTCTCCAGCAGCAGTAGTTGCAGATTGGACTCCTGCAAGATCCTGTCCTTGTTCAGGTTGTCCTTCTAACGGAAGCTGATCCTCCATTCCTCCAATGTCAGAACCTATACCAACTGGAGAAATACCTGCGCTTCTCATTTCTCCAGCAGAGTCAACAGCTGGAGGGGCTTCCTCGTTCTCTTCTCTCCAAAGTTTTTCGTTTTCTGCAAGCTCTTCGTCAGTTAGTCCTAAGAATCTTTTTAAGGCAAAGCGTTTTGACATATAGGGTATTGCACTCATTTGTGTAAATGTAGGAACTCGTGCGTTGTCAATCTCACTTTGTCTATATGCAGCAAAGTTTTGTGGAGGTTGAAACTTAAGTCCAAACATTGATGTATCAACATTTACACCTTTTTCTAATAAGTATCTCTTAAATTCTGTATCAAATTGTTCAACTAGTAGGCCTTGCAAACGTTCGCAATAATTGTTGAAGCGTAGTTCTTGAATGTAAGCGGTCCCCACACGTCCATCATTATATTGGCTATTTGCGTCATCTGCTCCAGTTGGTAAGTACGAACTTGGGATACGTAATCCGCGTACCAGCTTATTAGTGAAGTATCGTAAGTCATCAATCTCTCCTAAGTTAGTACCGCCAGGTAGTGTATCAACTTTTGATCCGCGACCTTCGCTAGTTTGAGGGAAGAAGTAATCTTCCTGTATGCTTAAAGGATTGTAAGAACTGTCAATCACACTTTGTCCTCCGCCAGTTTGGCTAGGAATACGTCGTTGGTGTATCTCTGTTTTTACTCTTTCAACAAAACTCATAGCAAGGTGTGTAGGCATATTACCAACATCTATATAAAACACTCTGCGTTCAGGTGCTCTCTGGACACGATAGATAATAATTGCATCTTCAAGAAGTTCTTTTTGTTTGTAAACTTTGAAAATAATTTCTAATAGGCTATTTCCAAAAGGAAAATTTTGGTCTAACCCTTCACTTAAACTTAAATGAATGATGTGTTTTGAATCTACAGCTACTTCTTGTTCGTCTAGCATATATCTGTTGCCGCTAACACTTTGGAATGGTTGTCCAACCATTCCTCTAGCACCTGTTGTTGTGTAGTTTGCACCAGGAGTAGTGGTGTTACCCATTGTTTGGAACGGAGTTGTTGCAATATCATCAACAAAGTTAAAGTTTATATTCTTAACAATGTATTGTTCAGGAATTTTTCCTTCACTTTCGTTAACAATTATCCTAGTAACGTTTGCTGGATCTATGTGATACCACTTTTTTGTTTCAGGATCTCTTAAAAAGAACTGATCTCCATACTTAAATGCGTTTCTAACTATTCTAAACATACGAGTATCAAACTTTTGTAGTGTTGTCCACTGTTGTAGATACTTCTGAATCACAGTTATCTCACTGTTGGTAGCTTTATTTTTAAAATTTATAATAAAGGGAGTATCGTTTTGTTCATTTTTTTGTGTGCAAAACTCTGCAAGTATGTCTAGCGCAGCATTGACTTCGCTATCCATGTCCATAGTGTTGTACTGTCCGTAACGTTCAACTCTGTTTGGAGATCCAACATACACATCTGGTAAGTATGATGAATAATTGCTTCTTGCAGGTCCTGGTTTTCCGTTGAGTCTTCCAGAAAGCGGAGAATAACTTCCGCTAGGGTTAACGCTTGTAGGAACAGGAGTAAAATACTTACGCCAAGTCATATGTTTTCCTTATTATAAATTAGAAATTATTCCTCTAGAAATGTCAGTTCCAAAAGATCTTGTATTTCTTTCAATTCTTGTATCAATTTCTACGTTTTGATTCATTATTCTTAGTATTTCTAGTAATGTATTATTTAGTATTTCTATTTTATCTGATGTAAGCCTATTGGTAGATCCTACTTCTTGCAATAGTTCTCCAGAACTTATGCGTTCGGTCATCCATGTGTCGTTAGTTGATGCTAAGACTTCATTTAATTCTACTAGTACATTTTTTAAATTTTCAATAGAAGCAGCATAACTGTCTATAGATGAAAAATCTAAAGAACTATTAAATGATGTAATTACTGTATCTATTCCTTGTATTCTTGATATTGTATCTAAACTTTGTGCCGCTGCGTTTATATTAGCTGCGTTATCTGCAATTCTTTCTATTTGGCTTACAAAATTGCCGTTAAATTCAAAATCTTCTATGCTAGAGTTTGCAAATTGTTGTAATGAATTGGCTATTGCACTTACGCCTGCTGCTCCTGCAATAATTGCTTCTCCGTTAAGATTAGAAAACGCAGTGCTCATGTTTATAACTTTATCTATAACGCTATCGTTGTCTCCTGTTCCAAACCAACTTGCAATACTTTCTATAAAACTTTGTCCTGTGTTTGCTGCAAGACCAGTTGCAAATGATACTAATGACTCTCCCATTAATTTTACTGACGTGCTTGCCGCAGTAATTTGAGCAGGATCCATTCGCGAAAACGCTGCTGCTAAATTTTCTATGTTTGCAGTTGTAGCAGTCATTTGTTCAGATGCTGCTCCGCCAGTAAAGAATGCTCCTAAGCTGTCAAAGAATCCTGGCTGAAATCCTTCTAGAGAAACTTTCATTTGCTCTAATCCTCGAGCCGCAGCTTCTAGATTTGACCCAGGAATAGCACTTAGTCTTTCTATTTGATCGGTTGTTGCTTCTATTCCAGCAGTCTTGTATTCAGTTATTTTTGCAATAACGTTTCCTATGCTGTCAGAAACGCCTGTGATAACACTAGTGATACTTGTTCCGATACTAGTTACTACATTGCTTACGCCGTTTAAGATTGATTCTACTCCGTTACCAAATCCTCTTAGAGAATCTGCTATTCCATTAAAGATTGATTCAAATCCTTCACCAAATCCTATGAATACTTCAGAAATTCCACCAGCAATAGCCTGAATACCTTCGCCAAATCCTCTAAATGCTTCTGCTATTCCGTTAAAGATTGATTCGAGTCCGTTGCCAAACCCTCTTAATACTTCAGCAAACCCTTCTAGCACAGGTTTTAATCCTTCAAAAACAGATTTAATCATATTTCCAAAAGGTTCAAGTGCTGGGCCTGCTATGCGAAGTGCAAGAGCAAATCCGTTTACAGCAAGAGTTACGATTCCTAAGCCGGCTGCAAATGGAACTAGACCTGCAATAGTAGCCGGATTAGCAAATGCTCTAATACCTGTAGCAAGTCCTTTGAGTACACTTGATGTTCCTACGCCAATTCCTTTACCTAGTCCGGCAATTCCTGCTCCGATACCTCTTCCTGCTCCTCCTGCCGCTGCGCCAGCAGCAGTTCCTCCAGAACCAAGTACAGATCCTAATAACTTTCCAATTAATCCCGACTTTAACGCTACAAACGCTGCGCCAAGACCTGCAACGATTGCTGTTGTAATGGGTGCATTATTCCAGGAATAGGCAATAGCATCTCCTATTCCTGCAAATATGGACTTTAATCCTTCGACTACTATTTCGTCAATAGACATGTTAGCAATTGCTGAGCCAAATCCTTCAAGTGCGTAAGTTATATTATCAAAAAATTTCCTTATATTTTCTAATCTTTCTGGAGTTAGTACAGCCGAAAGTAGATTTCCAAATGCAGTAATTGCTTTTCCTGCTGCTTCAAATACACCTGATTCTACAAATTGAGCTAATATATTTGTTTTTATAGACGCAATTGTTGATTCAAAAGCATTCATCGCTGTTGTTACATTATCTCTTGCTGCCAATTCTTCTTGTGCAGCCCTGACGTCTTGTTCAAATTTGTCTCTGTTAAACTGCTGATTTTCGTCAAGATAATTAGAAAATTGTTTTCCTTGTTCTTGAAATATTGCACTGATTGCTGCTGCCGGACCTTCGAGGCCACCTGAAGCTGCTGCTAACACATCTTCTAGCCTAGCACCAGCAGTAGCACTGCCTTCTACAAAATCAGCTAACCTACTTACAGATCCTGCACTAAACTGTTCTAAAGAAACCCCAGTATTTGTTGCTTCTTGTTGCATTCTTCTAATTGCATCTGCACTTTCACCCATAGTTGATGCAAACAAAGCTGTTGCTTCAGTCAACGGTGGCATTCCTAAAAATTGCTGTTTAAAGTATAGCGCACCAGTTTCTCCAGCCATTGCCATAGCTTCAGCTAACCCTTGCTGAACTTTATCACGTTCTTCGGGTCTAAGTTGGGCTAATTTCATCTGGAATGCCACGTCAGCTTGCTGTGCAGACAACTTTTCTTGCATAGATTTTACATCTTGCCCAGTAAGTTTTGCTAATGTATTCAATTGTTTGATATATTCAGCAGCAGCTTGTGCTTGAGCATTGATATCTCTTTGTTGTGCTCTGGAACCTGCTCTATTTAAATACTGATAATTAATTAAACTTTCATTGATATCTGCAAAGCTTAACCCTATATTCATTAATTCTTGTTGTGTGCTGCCCAATGCTTTAAACAGTTGTCTAGTTTGGAATGTACCTTGAGTTACTGTTCCTCCAAAGCCAGACAATCTTTCAGTATTTCTTCTAACCATATCTGTATAATCATTTAAAGACATGTACGATTCAGCCGCTGAAACTCTTAATTCAACAAGACTATTATTAAATGATGCTCCAGAACCAGACAAAGCTCTTAAAGATTGCACAGAATCTTCAAGATACCCTGTCATGCCTTGCAGATAGTCTCCAACAAGTGGAATGTGCTGAGAAAATGCTTGCAAAGAGTTGCTAGTTCCAAAAAACTCTTTACCTATTCCTACTGTAGATCTAAAAAGAACACCAAGAGCCGATCCAACACCATTTAATGCCATGTTTCCTAGTGCATTAAGTCTGCTAGTTGCAGTTTCTACAGCTTCTGTGTTTTCGCTAACTGCTTTTGTGTTTTCTTTTGTTTCTTTAGTTCCATTGATTATAGATCTAAGATCTTCTTGTCTTAGGCTTTTAACTTTGCTTGTTGTAGCTGTAGAATCTGCAC